CGCGGGTCGAGATCGCCGACCTGCTGGGCCTGCTGCGGGGGTCTCGAGCGGCCCGGGGGCGGGTCGCCCGCGACGACGCGGCGCTTGAGCGGGTGCGCGGCTGGCGGCGGACCGAGGGCGCGGCGGCTCGCGACGCCTGGCGCGCGGTGGGCTGGGCTCGGGGCCTCGGGCTGCTCGACGGCGCCCCGCTGGCGGCGGTGATCGAGCGGGCGGCGTCGCCCGACCCGGGCGCGGCGCTGGCGCGGACGCTGGGCGCCGAGCGCGGCGCGCAGGTGGCGGCGCTGGTGCGACTCGCGGGGCAGGTGCGCCAGGCGCTGGAGCGGGTCGCCGAGGCCGAGCGGGCGGCACAGGCGCGGCTCGCGGCGGCGGAGGACGTGGACGAGCGGCGGGCGGCCCGGCGGGCGCTGGACGACGCCCGCGCCGATGGGCAGCGTATGCGACAGGCGATCGAGGCGCGCGCGGAGGCGCGGTGCCAGGCGATCGCGAGAGGACAGACGACGTGGTGAGCCACGAACAGAGGAGCGACAACATGAACCATCAGACGCGATTGACCTACAAGCACGAGGAGAACCTGGGCACATGGACCGAGGTCCCGATGGGAGATGCATCGTTGGAAGGTCTGGACGGTGATGTGGCCTGTATCGAGGGGACCTGGCGCTGGAGGATGCACCTCGGGATGGGGTCGTGGAAGGCCGGAATCGTGAAGACCCAGGAAGCGGCGAAACGTCTTCTCGAAAGAGAGGTGATGCATTCGGCTATGTTGGAGGCCTGGATCCGAAAGGCGACTATCGACGCGGCTACAGTCGCAGCGCAAGATTTCGCAGACCAATACGTCTCGCATCTTCGGAAGCGCCGACCCAAAACGGCCGCCCTGCTGGAACATGTCCGCTTCACCGCGTTCGATGCCGAGAACATCATCGGCACCGTGCAATCGGCGTGGGAGGACAGCGTCTTGAACGGAGAGGACATGACGCAGTTTCTTCAGAGAGACATCGCCGATTGGTTGGGTGTGGACAGCATCGACACCCTCAGCATCCACAAGGCCTGACGCTGCATCGATCGGGAGGAACGACGACATGATGACGGACGAGGAACGACGACAGGACCAGGCGCGCGTGGTGCGCGAGATGGTCGGACAGGTGGAGCGCGAGGCGAACATCGGCGCCATGCTGATGGCGCTCGACGTGGCGGCCTCGCGCGAGACGGCGCTCGGCGCGGTGCATCGGCGCATCGCGTGCGAGGCCATCCGGTGCCCGGACGACGAGGTGCGCCAGACCGCGGCGCGGGAGGCGTTCCTGGCGTGGGGCCGGGCGCGCGACGAGGCCACGATCGCGCGGGTGCGGCTCGACGTGTTCCGGTCGATGGTCGCCGACGTGGCGCGGGGAGGTGGGTCGTGACCGACCGCGAGACCATGCACTGCCTCGTCCAGCTGACGAGCGACGAACGGGCCAGCCGCGCGATGCAGGCCGCCGACCTCACGGCGCGGCGGGCCGATCTGGAGCTCGCCGACGCGCACGAGCGCGAGAAGGCGAAGGAGGACGCCACCGCCCGCGCGGTCGAGATCCGGCGCCTGGCGCTCGACGCCGCCGTCGCGGCGAGGGCTGCGGCCTCGGGCTACGGGCACCGCGAGGTCGAGGTGCGGTGGGAGCTGGAGGGCGAGCACATGATCGCGAGGCGCGTCGACACCGGCGAGCGGGTCGGCGCGCGCGCGGCGACGGCGCAGGACCGGCAGGTGACGATCGGCCAGGCGCTGCGCGAAGAGCGCGTCACGATGCGGGTCGAGTACCCCGAGGGCGCGCTGGTGGGCGACGCGTCGAGGCTCATCGAGGGCGCGATCGAGCGGGCGCCGAAGCGGTCGCCGAGGAAGCGCCGCGATGGCTGAGCACAACGAACTTGCGCCTGACGAACTGCGGGCGATCCGGCAGGAGCACAACGCCCGCATGGCGCGCGTCGCCGAGGCGCGGGAGGCGGCCGACCTCGTGCGGCGCTGGGACCGCAGCGGCCGGCGCTCGGGCGAGGCGCGGGAGGTGCTGATCGCCGTGGGACAGGCGCTGGGCGTCATCGCGCGTGACCCGCCGCGCGAGGCGTGACGCGCGTGGTACGCTGAGACATGGCCGCGAAGAAAACCAAGCGCCGCCAGGTGAAGGCCGCGCACGCGCGCGAGGGGCGCCGCCGTCCCCCGGGCGTGCCCGAGTCGGAGATGGTCCGGCTCCCGCCCGACACGCGCGCCGAGCACACCGCGGGGCGCCCGTCGCTGCTCACCGATGCCGTCGCCACGACGATCTGCAGGTTCCTGCGCGGCGGGATGTCGAGGGGCGGCGCGGGCGCCAAGGCGGGCGTCGACCGCACGACGATCGCCGAGTGGATCCGGCGTGGAGAGGGGCGAGAGAAGGACCGGCCAGGGAACGAACGATACGCCGCTTTTGCCGCTGCGGTGCACTCGGCGGAGGCCGACTGCGAAGAGGCCATGCTCCGTCGGTGCCTGGATTCGACTGACGGCCGCGTCCAGCTCGCGCTACTCGAGCGCCGCCACCGCGCCGACTGGCAGGCGAGCCAACGTGTCGAGGCCGCGCTGAGCGTCGACACCACGTCGCTCCGCGAGATGGTCCAGCGCATCGCCGACGCCGTGACCGCGCCCGACGACGAGCCGTGAGCCTGTCTCTCGCCGAGCAGATCGCGCGGATGCGCCCCGGGCCGCGCCGCGACCGCGCGATGGCGATGCTCGACGACCTGCCCGCCGAGGCGTGGTGGGGCGTGCTGCGGCGCCCGGAGCAGGCGTGGCCATCGGGTGCATGGTCGACGTGGCTCATCTGCGCGGGCCGCGGGTGGGGCAAGACGCGCACGGGCGCCGAGGCGTTGCGCGAGGCGATCCGCGATCTCGGCTACCGGCGCACCGGGATCGTCGGGCGCACCGCGGCCGACGTCCGGGACACGATGCTCGAAGGCGTGTCCGGCTTGCTGAAGCTGCCGGGCGAGTTCCGCCCGCGGTGGGAGCCGAGCAAGCGCCGCCTGACGTGGCCGAACGGCGCGATCACGCAGACCTACTCGGCCGACGAGCCGGACCAGCTCCGCGGCCCGCAACACGACCTCGTGTGGGGCGACGAGGTCGCGACGTGGGACCGAGACACGTGGGACCAGGTGTCGCTTGGTCTCCGCGTCACGCACGCGCTCGGGCCGCGGGCGATCCTGACGACGACGCCGCGCCCGCTGAAGTGGCTGATCGAGATGGCCGCCGAGCCGACGACGCGAGTCACCGTCGGCGCGTACAGCGAGAACGCCGCGAACCTCGACCCCGAGTTTCGGCGCCGCGTCGAGGCTCGGTATGCGGGGACCGCGCTCGGGCGCCAGGAGCTCGACGGCATCCTGAGCGCCGAGCGACAGGGTGCGCTGTGGACGCGCGCGCTGCTCGACGCGGCCCGCGCCGCCGAGGCCCCGCCGCTCGTGCGCGTCGTCGTGGCCGTCGACCCCGCGGTGACCGCCACCGAGGGGAGCGACGAGACCGGCCTCGTCGTGGCGGGCGTCGATCGCGCCGGTCACCTGTGGGTGCTCCGCGACGCGTCGGGGCGCATGAAGCCCGAGGCGTGGGCGCGCCGGGCCGTCGAGCTGTACCGCGAGCACCGCGCGGACCGCATCGTCGCCGAAGCGAACCAGGGCGGGGACATGGTGGCCGCGACGATCGCCGCCGTGGACCGCGCCGCCCCCGTGCGCCTCGTGCACGCGACGCGGGGCAAGGCCGTGCGCGCCGAACCGGTGTCCGCGCTGTACGAGCAGGGTCGCGCGCACCACGTCGCAGCGACGCCCCGCGCGCTTGAGACGCTGGAGGATCAGCTCTGCTCGTGGGCGCCCGGCGACGCGCGCTCACCCGATCGGCTCGACGCGCTCGTGTGGGCGGCGACCGACCTCGTGATCGCGTCGACCGCGGTCGGGGCGATGGTGCCCGCGTCGAGCGACACGGGGCGCGACGCGTCGCCCTGGGCGCGGTAGGCTGGCGCCATGGCCCCGCCGCGCTCCGTCGCCCGTCGTGACCGCGAGCTTGCCGCCCGCGCTGCCCCGCTCCGCGCCGCGCTCGTGGCGTGGTCGCGCGCGTGGCTGGCCCGCCAGCGCCCGCTGATCACCGCCCGGGGCTACGAGGCGACGAAGGCCCGCGGCGACGTGTCCGACCTCGCGCGCCTGCTGCGGCTGTTCGGGCTCGCCCGGGCCACCGACGCCGCGGGCGAGGAGATCGGCGGGCTCATCCGCGGCGACCGCGCGCCTGCGCTGGCCGAGGCCGGGCGGCTCGTCGCCGGCGCCACGCGCTGGGTCGACCTGGCCACCGAGATCGAGGGCACGATGCGCGCGCGCCTGGCCGATGCCGTCGGGTCGATCATCACCGACGCCGCGGCCCGCGGACAGACGGTCGGCGACGTCACGCGGCGGCTCGCCACCGAGATCCGCGCGGCGCCGCGCTCGGCCGAGGACGACGACGAGCGGGCGATCCTGTCGTGGTCGCGCGCCGAGACGATCGCCCGGACCGAGATGGGCCGCGCGGAGAACCAGGGGCGGCTGGCTGCGTACGAGGCGACCGGCGTGGAGGAGCTTGAGTGGATCGCGTACAGCGACGGACGCTCGGGCGACCGCCACCACGAACGGCTGGACGGCGTGCGCATCCGGCGCGGCGAGACGTGGCGGACGCCGCTCGGCAACCGGCTTCGCTTTCCCGGCGATCCATCGGGGCCCGTCGAGGACACGGCCAACTGCCGGTGCACCATGCGCCCCGTGCGTCGGTGACGCGGGGGCCTCCGTCGGGCTAGGGTGGCGGCGTGCGCGACGTGACCTCCGACCTCCACCAGCCCATGGGCCTGACGGGCGTGCCGCGCTCGGGCGGGACCATCATCGACGAGTACGCCCGCGGGCTCATCGGCTCGCAGCGCGCGGCGGAGGTCTACCGCGAGATGCGCGACGACGGGCTGCCCGGCGCGTTCGTGTCGCTGGTACGCCTTATTGCGGGCTCGGTCACGCTGGACGTGGAGCCGCCGCCCGACCTCGCCGACGACGCGACCGCGCTCCGGCTCCGCGACGACTGGCGCACGCGCATCGACCGCCTCGAGACGCCGCTGTCCGAGGTTGTCCAGGAGCTGCTTGAGAGCGCCGTCGTGTACGGCCTCGGGATGCACGAGCCGATCGTGCGCCTTGAGGGCGGCCGGTGGCGCACCATCGATCTCGAGCCCCGCGGCGGGGACACCGTGTACCAGTGGCGGCTCGACGACCGCGACCGACCGATCGCCGTCCAGCAGCGCGTCCGCGACGGGCGGACCGCGTGGCTTGAGATCGACCGCATCGTCCACGCGCCCATCCCGACGCACAACCGGAGCCCCGAGGGCCGATCGCTGTTCCGCAGCGGGTGGCGGCACTGGCAGCAGGCGCGCGACCTGTCGACCGACGAAGCGATCGGCGTGGGCCGCGACCTGACGGGCGTGCCGGTGATCGAGCTTCCGCCCGACATCATGTCCGCGAGCGCCGACCCGACGGCCGCGCGGGTGCGCGCCGAGTACGAGCAGATCGGCGCCCGGCTGCGCGCGGGGCGCTCGGCTTACGTGCTCATCCCCTCGGCCGAGACGCGCGACGGCAAGACCGGCTATGGGATCCGGCTGATGACCTCGGGCGGCACGCAACGCGTCGTCGCCGACACCCCGATCCGCCGCCACGAGTCGCGGCTGATGATCTCGCTCCTGTCGGAGTTCATGTTGCTCGGCACCGAGTCGGTCGGGTCACGCGCGCTCGCGGACCCCAAGATCAACCTGACGCAGCTCGCGATCGGGAGCCTGGTCCGCCGCGTGCTCTCGGCGCTGTCGTACCAGTGGATCGCGCGACTCGTGCGGTGGGAGGGCGGCGACGACCGCTATGCGCCGCGCCTCACGCACTCGGCGATCGACCCGCCCGACCTGCCCGAGCTCGTCGCGCTGCTCTCGCAGGCCTCGACCGCGGGCCTCGTCGTGCCGACCGAGGAGCTGGCGCGCCACATCCTGAGCCAGATCCCGGGCGCCCCGGTGTCCGAGCCCGCGGTGCGGGTTGACGTCGCCCCCACCGCGCCGACGGGGACATGATGCGGACGACGATCCTTCTGGCCCTGCTCACCACCGCCGCGTGCGGCTCGGTCGCCGACCCGGTGACCGGGTGCACGACCGAAACGGTGTGCGCGCGCACGTGTGACACCGACCCGGGCGACATCGAGGCCTGGTGTGCGGTGCGCTGCGGCGCCTGCGAGCCGACGGACGAGGTGTTTTATCCGGGGCTGTCGTTCGACGGCTCGGTGTGCCGCCTGTCGACGGTGCCGGTCACCGAGGCGCGGCCGTCGACGTGCTGGCGTGAGCGCCAGCCGTGGCGATGACGGCCGACGGAACGAACGCCACGCGCCCCACCGCGAGCTCGGCGGCGATGCCCGAGGCCGTCGCGCTCGACAGGTCGATCACCTCGCCGGCGCGCACGCTCCGGCCCCCCGACGTGAGCGCCACCGCAGCGACGTAGACGCCAGGCTCCCGAGCGCCCGCGCTCCCCGACAGCACCCACCGCATGACCGCGAGCGCGCGGCGCCCCGCGGCGTCGGGCCGCCGCAGCGTCTCCCACGCGGCACCCAGCAGCACCGCGACCTCGCGCGCGAGCGGGTCCGCGTCGGCCGCGTCGATGCGCACCTCGGGCGACGCAAGCCCCGCGGCCTCGACGATCGACAGCCCGAGCACGTCAGCGAGGAGCACCGCGGCGCGCGGCGGCATCGTGCGGTGCCCGCTTTCGACGCTGCGCACGTGGCCCGCGTCGAGGCCGAGGGCGTCGCCGAGCTCGCGCGAGGTCATCGCCGCGGCCGTGCGCGCTTCGCTCGCGGCGCTCGCCGCGTCGGGGTCGGGGGTGCGTCGTCGTCGTGAGCCCATCGGGTCGCACCGTACCACGCGCCCGCGCGCGTCGGCGACAGTGGCGGCGTGCCTGTCCCCGCGCACCTGAGCGGCGCTCTCGCCGACCTGTGGGCCTCGACCGAGGCGACGTGCCTGCGTCTCGGGATGCCGCCCGCGCAGGCGCGCGCCATCGCCGATCGCGCCGTCGAGTGGCGCGAGACCGGCAAGGCGCGCACATCCAGCGACCACGCCGAGGTCCGCGCGCGCGTCGAGACGGCGAAGGCGGCGGGCGGAGGCCTGCGCATCTACGGCTGGGCGTCAGTCGTCGACGACGGCGCGCGGCTCGTGGTCGACCACGACGGCGACATCATCCCGCCCGCCGAGCTCGAGCGAGCGGCCGCGAAGGCGCTCGGTGCGCCCCTCGACGTCGATCACCGCAAGGTCGAGATCGGCCGCATCTCCGAGTCGATGTGGCTCGACCCCGCGAAGCGCGTCGCGCTCGGCGTGCCGCCCGAGGGCCCTACCGGCTGGTGGATCGGAGGCGAGGTCACCGACGCCGCGACCATCGCGCGCGTGGAGTCGGGCGAGCTGCGCGAGCTGTCGATGCGCTTCCGCCGCCGCCGCGTGCCGCTCGACGTCACCGCCGCCAAGGCGCTCAACCCAACCGACGTGCCGGGTCTCGCCGTGCTCGTCGACCTGGAGATCGCAGACGTCTC